CTGGAAACGGTGAAAGTGGCCCTATATGGGCGCTTTCCGGGGTACATTTCAGCCCTCAGAGCCCTCTTCGGGCACTTCTGGGGTCTCTCGGAGAGCGATGCCCTCGGGCAGCTCTATGGCCTCCGCCGGAGGAATCTCTTCGGGCGCTTCTGGCGCCTCGACCGGATCCTCGAGCGCCTCCGGTGCGTCGGCTTCGGGAGCCTCGGCGGCGACGGGCGGGATAGGCGCCTCTACCTTCGGGGGCGCAGCCTTCTTCGCCTTCGCGACTCTGCGCTTCACGACGTCCTTCGTCGGACCGATGAGGCCACGCTTCTGCAGGTATTCCGCCCGATCTGGGTCGCTGGTGGTGAATGTGCCGCCCGGGCGGTGCGTGATGTGGGTGAACTTGTCGCGAAAACGCCTGACAACGGGGTATCTCACGTGATCAGCCTCCTTCTAGGCTCTGAGTTGTAGCATCGTGGCGATCAGCGCCGGCTCCAGCTTGTTCTCGCCGCCGTTGAAGATGCCGCTCACGTAGAGCGTCACGGCGAGGTTGTATTGCGCCGTCGCATCGAGCTCGGTCGGATCCGGGCGGATGATGCCGGCTCCGGTCATGTAGGCGATCGCCGCGTCTACGAGGGGTTCGACGGTCCCGTCGTCGGTTTCGATGCGCAAAAAGCCGCACACCTGTGCGATCAGGGCGGTATTGTCGAAGACGTAGCCCTCGTCAGCGCCCTCATAGTCAGCCATCTCGGGACCTCTCTGTCAGGGAGCGGCGTGGGGACCGGGGTCGCCCAGTCCCCACGCGCGCAGATCGTGCTAGGCGCTTGTCTCGACCACGGCGAGACGGAATGCGCTGTTGAGCAGGCGCTGCTGGTCGAACCACGCCGTGAGCGCGAACGTGGTGTCGCCAGTCTTGATGTTCTTGTCGGACTCGTACGTCGGCGTGCCCTCGTAGTTCAGGCCGCAGTAGTTGTAGTCGCCCACGACCGGCGTGGTGGCCAGGTCGCAGAAAATGGTCGGCTTGCCGATGATCTGCTCCGGCGGTGCGGTGAAGAACGCCGCATTGCCGTCGGAGATGTCCGTCAGCATCTCCACGTAGTCGCCATAGGTCATGACGACCTTCGCGTTCTCGCGGAAGTCCTCGTGCAGGTCGGCGATCGCGGCCTTGATCGCGGCGAACAGGGTTGCGCCGGGCACCTCTTCGATGACCGAGCCGCCGGAGTCGTCCTCGTAGAAGGACATGTGCTCCTGGTCGGCTGCGAGCGCGCTCGAGAAGCTGACCTTCTTCTCCTTGGCGGCCAGGCCGCTGCGGAGCGCGTTCTCCACGTGGGAGACCAGCCCGACGTCCGATCCGTTCAGCACGGAGTCGGAGATGTCGCAGAAGACCTTGCTCTTGAAGCGCCCGAAGGAGACCTTGTCGCCGGCGGCGACGAGCTCCTTGGCGGTGCTCTCGTCGGCGACGAAGTCGTCGTCGGCCAGCGTGTAGGCGATCCTCGGGAGCTCGAGGCCCACGACGTTGGACAGGCGGATGATGTCGCGGAGCGGGTTGGTCGAGAACGGCTCGCTGACCAGGCTGGTCGCGAGCTGCGTCGGCAGGAAGCTCTCGCCGCCGGTGTCGCCGGTCGGGATGGCCTGGAGCGCGTTCATGACCTCGCGCGAGGGCTCCTGGCCACGTGCGATGGCACGGAAGAACGCTGCCTTGGCCTTGATCAGCTTGTCCTCGTCGGACTGTCCGCTGGCCACGGCCTGCTCGGCGACCTGGATCGCGAGCCGCTCCTTGGCCTCATCCTCGAGGCGGTTGATCTCGACGCGGATCTCCTGAGCGCGATCCCACAGGTCGTCGCGCTTGTTCTTGAGGTCCGGGCGCAGTTTCGGATCGGCAGACGCGCTGGCGACCGAGTCCATGTACTCGTCGTTCGCGATCTTGTGGGCCGCGAGGATCTCGGCCAGCTTGCCCTTGAGTGTGAACAGGTCCATCTGGTGCTCCTTCTCGTTCTCGGCCACGCAAAAGGCCGCCTTGTCGGCGGCCCCGAAGTGGCCTTGCTGTTGGTGGCGCGCTAGATAGCGGCGCGCATCGCGGCTGCCTCTTCGGCCTGCCGCTCGGATTCCGCGATCTCGAGTTCGGCGTCCTCGCCCAGCCCGTCGTCGTCTTCGGTCTCGACACCCTTAGCTAGGGCAGCTTCGAGAGCCTCCGGGACATGGGCGTAGGCGGGCAGCATCGCGCTCGCGCACGCGGCGATCTTCATCTCATCGGGCATGACGACGTCGACGAAGCCGAGGTCGTATGCCTCCTGGGCGGTTATCCAGTCGTTGGGCTCGAACATCTCGAGCATCTCGTCCATCGTCAGAGTCGGGACCTTCATCTGGTAGGTCGAGAGCATCGCGGGAAGCAGCCGGTCCAGCGAATCGGCGAACTCGCGCAGCTCGGACGCATTGAAGTAGCCCCACATCAGCCCGATCGGCGCGTGGTAGAGGAACTCGGAGTTCGGAGGCGCAGCGACGGTGTCCGCCACAGCGAGGACCAGCGTCACGGCAGAGGCGGCATAGCCGTCGACGACCGCATTGATCGTGGCCGGATGCCGGGCGAGGACCGCGCTGATCGCGAGCGCCTCGAAGAAGGAGCCACCGAAGGACTTCACGTAGAGGTTGATGGTATCGATGTCTCCCGCCGCGGCGAGTTCGTCGCGGAGTGAGACGGCCGAGACGGCAGCGTCATCCTCGCCGTAGAACCAGCGATCCTCCTCGTAGATGATGTCGCCGTAGATGTATACGTCGACCTGGCCGTCGGCGACGTTCTTGAGCTCCCAGAACTTATGGCTCGCCGGGGCTTCGTGCATGCGGATCGTCTTCAGGGGCATGGTCTCTCCTTCACTGCGCGGTGGGCGGTTTGGTGCTGCCGACAGGCGAGATGTCGCGGCTCATGTAGTGGCGCTTGCCCCATGCGGCCTCGTCGCCCTCATAAGGGGGCAGCTCGAGCCATGCGCAGCCCTGGTCGGGGGTGAAGAGGCCGGTGCGGACGCCCTTGACGAGGTAGTCCATCTGGGTCGCCAGGTCGGCGCGTAGCAGTCCGGCGAGATTGAACTTGAAGTGCAGTCCTTGGCGGCGCTCGGCCGGGGTCAGGAGCTTGCGGTCGAACTCGGCTTCGTACTGCACCGCGATCGGCATGATCGTCTCGGTGGCGTATCGGAGTGCCTCTTGCTCGCGCGAGTTATAGCCGACGGCCTCGGGATCCGGGAGCCCGAACACGTCGTAGACGCGGACCTTCGTGACCTTCCCCACCTCGAAGACCTTGGTATCCATGAACTTCTGCTCGATCGGCGTGATGGTCGTGCCCTGCTGCTCGATCAGCACGCCGCCGTTCTCTTCGTAGAAGGCCTTGAAGGCGTTGAGCGCGCTCAGCAGGTTGCTGTCGTCCTTGAGGGTCCCGTCCTCGTTCACGCCGGTGTCGAGCATCGTGCCGAGCCGCAAGATGAAGGACGCCCGGACCGAGTGCTCGATCTGGTCGAGCGAGAATTCCCGGACCTTTTGGTCGAACTCGATCGTGTTGGCGAGCACATCGAGTGGGCTGATGCCCTTGTAGTTCACGGTGCCGACGCCGCCGGTCGTCGAGACGTGCTTCACATGGATCATGTCCATGTTGTGGACGTAGTAGCGGCCCGCGTCGCCGTCGATCTGGTACCAGAGATCACGTGTCGTGGTCTCGATCACGGGCTCGACGCGCGCCGGATCCAGGAGGTTGATCGCATCGACTTCATACCGGGCGTTGTACTCTTTCAATCCGTAGCCGTTGCCGGCGCTGTTGCGCAGTGCCTCGATCATCGTCATGAAACCCACGCGATGCTGGTTGCGGTTCGGACCGTAGGTGAGGAGTTCGGCCGCCGGGTTCATCCGCCGGTGGTAATGGTCGTCATAGAGACCGATCGGCAGGGTGCCGAAGGAGTTCGAGATCTTCGAGATGGCCGCAAAGATCGTCTCGGAACTCGCGAGCGTCGTCGCCGTCAGGCTCGAGAAGACGTTCGTCGGCCAGAACCACGAGCGGAATGCCGTCGGCCAGTCCGCAGCCGCGTTCTTGATGCCTGCTATACGCAGCCCGATGCGGCGCCTCAGATTCTTAAGAAAGGCCATGCTAGAGGTCCTTTCGACTGATGAAGGTCACCGGCTGTGCCCCTGGCGGGGGCGGTGGCGGGAGGAGGATCGTCTCGGTATGCGCGGTCAGCCATGCGGCAAAGCCGTCGATCTTGCGGTACCGGCCTTGTTTCGTGGGCAGCCAGTTGCCGTTGCGGTCGGCGATGACGAGGCGGACGTTGTTGGTGTACCAGCGCAGGAGCGGGTCCTTGTTGGAGACGACCCGGCCGGCCAGCAGCAGCTCTTTGATGTCCTTCAGCGGTGCCGAGAGCGTCCACGAGCCCTGGCGGACCACCTTGGTCCACTCCTCGCCCCCGAACGCTTTGAGGTCATTGTTGAGTCGGTACGCGTTGGCGGGGTCGTAGGCCACGCGGATGATCGAGTAGAGGCGGGCCTGCTCGACGAACCAGTCGTAGACGAACGTGTGGTCGACGAAGTCGCCGCGGCAGATCGTGAGAAGACCGCGATCCTCCCATTCTCTGTAGGGCAGGCTCTCGTTATCGAGCTTGACCTTCGCCTCGGGGATGAATGAATGGCTGAGGACGAACACCCGTCTGTCCTCAAGGGGGAATTCCAGGCAGGCGCTCGTGAAGTCCTCGGTGTTCGAGAGGTCGAAGCCACCGATGCAGGGCCGTCCCTTCAGTGTTCCGAGTTCGAGTGTCTCCTCGTTGCGCTTCAGCACCTCGAGCGGCACAAAGGGCTGCTCCGCAGAGCAGACGAAGACGTTCAGGCGTTTGGTGAGGAAGTCGCCGCGCTGGGCGGGGACGTGCTTGTCCTTCTCCCACTTCTCGATGAGGTCCTTGAGCTGTACCGAGATCCCGAGGTTCGGGTTGGCCTTGGCCCAGCAGCTCACGTCCTCGATATCGTCGTCTGGGTCGATCTCGGCCATGAAGAAGAACGTGCGTTCGTCGACGATATCCGGCAGATCCGGGTCGAGCACGTCGACGCCGTGCTCGTACATGTCCATCAGCGGCCCGTCGAGGATGTAGCCGGCCGTGGTGATGTAGATGGTGAGCGGCTGGCGCCTCGCGCCGGTCGAGTTGTCTATGACGTTGATCAGTTTGTAGTTCTTGTACTGGTGGATCTCGTCGAAGATGGCGACGTGGGTGTTCAGGCAATCGAGCGTCTCGCTGTCGGAGGCCTGGGGCTTGATCTCCGACTCGGTCGCGTCGTAGTAGATGCCGTCTCGCAGGACGCGGAAATGGCTCGTCAGCGCCGGTGACTTGCGGACCATCTTGCCGCACTCGTTGAAGGTCGCCTCGCGCGCCTGCTTCATCGCGTTTGCGAGGTGGTAGACCATCGCGCCGCGCTCGCCGTCCTGTGACGCGCAGAAGAGCGAGAGCGCCGAGGCCTTCAGGCTCTTTCCCGACTTCCTGGCCACGAAGATGAGCGCGTGGCGGAACCGGCGGATGCCGGTGCCCTTCTCGACCCAGCCGAAGAGGCAGCCGATCCAGAAGTGGTCCCACGGCTCGAGGGTGATGCGCAGGAGGTCGCCCTTGGAGGGCCTGCAGTGGCGCTCTATGAAGGCGATCGGGCGATAAGCCCTGACTGGGTCGAACCTGTATGGGTAGTCCTTACGCCTGGCGCGCTTCAAATCATCCAGGTGCCGCTGACAGGCCTGCCGCACCTTGATCGATGTAGTGAGCTTGCCAGCGACGACCGCCCGGGCGTAGGAGTTCGTCTTGAGTCGGCGCCGTGCCTCTCCTGGTGTGACCCTTCCACGGTTAGACGTTGAAGTCGTTGTCGCCTTCGTCATTGGGCCGCCCGGTTTCGTCGGCGTCGCTGGACTCGTCCGTCTTGCCTATGCGCGTGAGTCCGAGACGATCCAGGACTGCGAGTTTCAGACGTGCCTTTCGGACCCGTTCAGAGGTCGAAATGGGTTTGATCTCGTTGATGCTGACGAGCAGCAGGACAATCTCGCGCAAACGGGGTTCGTATGAGTCGCCCATGAGCCTCTTGATGCGCTTGAACTCTTTGGAGTCGGCCATCCGGGCGTCCTTTTTTCGTCAAGAGATCATCTGGTGTGTCAGCGCTCC